ACTTTTATGTTTAAAATTTCTTGGACTGGTGGCAATGGAACAGCTGTTTATACATTACCAAATGCAGTAGCACACGCAAACAGAAAGATAAGGTTTATATCTGACAGCACTTTTAACAGTCAAGACCACTTAGACGTTACACCAGCAGCTGGGCAAACATTAGACGGTAGTTCAAACGCATATAGAATAAATAAAGACTATGAAGGCATTACAGTATGGAGTGACGGTGTGGAATGGTTTATATTACAGAAAAAAGCATAACGAAAATACAAATTAAATTAATCTAAATTATATATGAGTATGAAATCAAACAAAGTGATTGAACAAATCAAAAATGTTCTAAATCTTAACGAGGAAGTTAAGCTAGAACAGGCTAAACTAGACAACGGTACAGTCATTGAGGCTGATGCGTTTGAAAGTGGTGTAGAAGTTTTTATTGTTACAGAAGATGAAAAAGTAGCTTTGCCTGTTGGTGACTACGCATTAGAAGACGGTAAAATATTAGTAGTTGCTGAAGAAGGTATTATTTCTGAAATCAAAGACGCTGAAGTTGAAGAAGAAACCGAAGAGGTTGAAGAGGTTGAAGCAGCAGAAGAACAAGAAATGGCTTACGCTACTAAAGAAGAACTAGCAGAGGTAAAGTCAATGATTGAAGAAATCAAAGCAATGCTAGAACCAAAAGAGGATTTAAGTGCTGATGACTTAGGCAACCTTTTAACAGAAGAATTAGCTAAACACGAAAAAGTCGAGCTTAACGAAATTCCTGTTGAAGTACAAGCTGAATTAAACGAGCCAAGTGCCGAGCCTATCGTATCAAACCCAGAAGTACATAAAACAATCTCGAAATTTAGTGTTTCTAAAAACAGAAAAAGAACTACTATTGACCGAGTAATGGCAAAACTAAATAATTAATAACAACTAAAAACTAAATAAAATGAGTGTATCATTAACATCCTCGTATAGCGGGGAATTTTCATCAAAATATGTAGCCGCATCTTTGCTTTCAGCGGACACATTAGACAAGGGCTTAATCACGATTATGCCAAACGTAAAATTCAAATCTGTAATTCAGAAGGCTTCAACTGATGACATCGTAAAAGATGCATCTTGTGCGTTTGAGCCAAATCAAGGAACGCTAACTTTAACAGAAGCTATCCTACAACCAGAAGAATTTCAGGTAAATATGGACATCTGTAAGAAAGACTTACACGATTCTTGGGAAGCTGAACAAATGGGCTATAGTGCATTTGACAACTTAGCACCAAACTTTGCTGATTTCGTACTTGCTCACGTTGCTGCAAAAGTAGCTGATAGAACGGAAAAAAATATCTGGTCTGGAGATACTGGAAATAGTGGACAGTTTGATGGGTTTGCAACTAAATTAGATGCTGATGGAGATTTACCAGCAGGACAAGATTTAACTGGTGCTGCAATTACAGCTGCAAATGTTATCGCTGAATTAGGTTCTGTTGTAGATGCTATTCCTACGGCTGTTTATGGTTCAGAAGATTTATATATCTATGCTGCATCTGATGTAGTACGCGCTTATACTCGTGCTTTAGGAGGATTCCAATCAGGTGGACAAGGTGCTAACGGATACGAAAACAAAGGAAACAACCAATCTTTAGGCTCTTTATTCTTTGATGGAATTCCTGTAGTAGCTATTAGAGGTGCTGCTGCTGGAACAATTGTTGCTGCTGAAAAATCTAACTTATTCTTTGGAACTGGCTTATTAAATGACTTGAACGAAGTACGAGTAATTGATATGGCAGAGAATGATGGTTCACAGAATGTTCGTGTAGTAATGAGATTTACTGCTGGAGTTCAGTACGCACAAGTTACTGACATCGTTTACAGAAAAACTGTATAATAATTAACTAATCAAATTTAAAAGGGTGGGTAAAATTGCCTACCCTTTTTTATTAAAAAAACTTTAAAAATATGGGATGCCTTATCACAAGCGGACGTAAAGTACCGTGCAAGTCAGCAGTCGGAGGGATTAAAACTATCTACTTTGCAGATTACGGAACTTTAGGAGATGCGACAATCGTAGCTGGCGAAATAACAGCAGTATCTGGAACTCCAACGTGGTTTCAGTTTGATGTAAAAGGTAACAGTTCAATGGAAACTGCTATTACTTCAAGCCGAGAAAACGGAACGACTTTCTACGATACAACATTAAATATGACTTTGACATTTCAAGACAAGGCTACACAGGAAGAACTTAAATTAATCGCACACGCACGTCCACACGTTGCTGTTGAAGATTATAACGGAAATTTCTTTTTAGTAGGTCTTGAAAATGGTGGCGATGTAAACGGTGGTACAATCGTGACAGGGGCTGCAATGGGAGATTTAACAGGGTATACATTAACGGTGAACGCACAAGAAACTGCACCACCTTACTTTGTAACATCAACTGTAATTACTGACGATGCTTCAGCGGTTCAAATTGACCCAACTGCATAATTAATACTTTTACTTGTAAAATGGGGTTATCTTAACGGATAGCCCTTTTTTTATACCTACACAATACAAAATATTTGTTTTTTATTTATATATTAATATGAAGTTAATTAACACAAGCGGAAATAAAACCTTTAAAATAATTCCCAGAGAATTTACGGTAGGCACTTTGAACTTAAAATTGACTAGTGAAAGTACAAACAAAAGTATTACGGTTAATTCTACATCGGTTATTGATGGCAATTATATTTCTTTTGATGCTGTTTTTGGTACTTTAACTGAAAGCGATTTTTATATTTTAGAAGTTAGTTATTTAAACAATATAATTTATAAAGATAAGATTTTTTGCACAGACCAAGCAATCAACCAAAGTAATGATGAATATTACAGCGTTAATAAAAACCAATATATAAGCGAAGAAAGTTCGGACAACGAATTTATAATAATATAAATATGAACGATTTAAGAATAGTAAATTTAAGTACCTACACAACACCAGAAATTGTTGAGAAATCAAACAAGGAATGGGTTAATTATGGTTCTGACAACAATTACTTTAAGTATTTAATTGACCGTTATAATGGTAGCCCAACAAACAACGCTATAATAAACGGTATTAGTGAAATGATTTACGGTCGTGGACTAGATGCTTTAAACTCAAATAAAAAGCCAGAGCAATACGCTAAAATGATTTCTTTGTTTCATAAAGATATGGTTCGTAAATTATGCTATGACCTTAAATTAATGGGTCAATGTGCTATGCAAGTTATTTACTCAAAAGATAAAAAAACTATTGCACAAGTTGAGCATATACCTGTTGAAAATTTAAGAGCTGAAAAATGTAATGAAAAAGGCGAAATAGAAGCGTATTATTATGCTGATGATTGGTCTAAGGTTAAAAACGTAGGTCACACAACTAGAATACCATCTTTTGGAAGTAGTAAAGAAAATATTGAGATTATATATGTAAAACCTTACAGAGCTGGGTATAAATACTATTCTAGTCCAGATTATCAAGGAGTTTTAAATTGGTGTGAAACAGAAGAACAGGTGTCAATATACCACCTAAATAATACCGTTAATTCTTTCAGTCCTAATACTTTAATCCAATTTAATAACGGAACACCAAATGCCGAAGAACGTCAAGCAATCGAAAACCGTATAACTGATAAATTTACTGGGACTTCTGGTTCTAAATTCATTTTAGCTTTTAATGATAATTCAGAAAGTGCTGCAACTGTTGAAACACTGCAAATAAGTGAAGCACACAACACTTATCAGTATGTTAGTGATGAATGCACTAAAAAAATAATGGTAGGGCATAGAGTTGTTTCACCTATGCTTTTAGGAATTAAAGATAGTACAGGACTAGGTAATAATGCAGACGAATTAAAGACTGCATCTACATTAATGGATAACACCGTTATAAGACCATTTCAGATGCTTTTAATAGATGCTTTTGATAGTATACTAGCGTACAATCAGATGAGCCTTAAATTGTACTTTAAAACGCTTCAACCGTTAGAATTTACAGACTTAGAAAACGTTGAGGACGCTGAAACAAGAGAGGAAGAAACAGGGATTAAACTTAGCCAAGAATTACCAGATGAATTGGGAAGTGATATTGCTGATGAATTAATTGACTTAGGACAAGATGAAAGCGAATTACTAGCCGAATATGATTTAGTAGATGAGAGTGAGGTTGATTATGAAT